CACCGCTTCAAGACTTCCATCCTCAATAGTTTTATTCCATTTGGAGAACCGTTTTGGATTTTTTCTAATAGTATTTAGCAAAAAGTCATTTTGGAGTTTTGAATCAAGGTGGTGATTGATATTCATTTCATTAGCAAGTAGTACAGTCTCAGGAAAATAAGAATATGAGTGATTGACCATGAAAGGATTGTATGCCTTTTCATCTAGGTCATCACGCATGATATCTTTCTTATTGTTGATTGCTTTTACAAATTCAAATGGGTTCATAATACATCTTTTCAAATTCATAGTTAGGATCACAAAGTAAGTGGATAGATAATTGTGCAATTCCCTCAACACCACTTACTCTAAAAGATTTTTTAGGTTTATTGTTTTGAACCGTCATGTAGTGATGATTATTATACCAAATATCAACAGCATAATCAAGATTAAAAATCTTAACAATATTATTATATTCTAATTTGTAATAACTTTCATCAGCTAAGACTCTGGCAGGTTTTATGATATAAGTGTTATTTCTTCTTACATATGTAATATCTAAACTTTCTTCATATGGTTCTACACCTTTAAAATCATTTAATATTCTTTGGTAATTATACTTCCCGGATGTATCAATAATTAATGCTGGCAAGTCAAAGTCATCACAAACTCTATTTAAAAAATATCGATGTGTACCGGGATGTAACCAATAACTATCATATACAGAAATACAAATAGGATTTTCCATTTGTTTTCTCTGTTCAAATAGTGATGCGCATATAGCAAGTTGCATTGGTCTAGCATATGAGTTATTACTCATCCAGTATTCATCAGGAACATCCCATTTCCAAGTATGGTCTAGTTTGTCAACTTTATAGACTTCCCATGCCAAGTTATCTTCATAAAGAAAAGACTTTTTAAGGCTTTGAATAGACTGTAATTCATCAGGAGACATATTTTTTGATAAAAAGTCATCTCTTTTTTCAGACCAATAATTATCTATCCAAGGGTCTTTGGGATTAGAAGACATGTTTAGGGAGACTTTCTTCTAAAATGTTTTGAGTAAACTCTTCTGTGTTTACATCTCTGTTCACATTAAAATGACCATAGTAAAGTTGGGGAACAGTTTTATGTCTTTCATCCAGCACAATAAAAGCTCTAGCTGCTTCATCTTCTTGAATGTTCTTTACATTATATTTGTAACCCCATTCATCAAGTTTTGCTTTCATCATGTCACAGTAGACACAGTTAGGTTGTGTGTAAAGAGTTAATTCGTGCTTCATTTCCATTCTACCTCCGCCATTAGTTCTGTAAGACAGGCAACAATATTTAATTCATGATCTGCTACAAATGCATTCTTGTATTGGTAATCAGCTAGGATAAGCACAGCACGGGGAATGCTGCCCGGCTGCATAGTTTCTGTCATAGAGTCGTAAATGATCCTGAAAATACCAGAAGTGTCTGTATCTATATTATTGCTTACCCATGACCTCATCTTTTTGAAGTCTTTTGCTTTAAGATATCCAATAACATCATTGACAGAATTATTGGAAAGCAGGCTAAGAATACCAGTATCAATAGTGCCAGAGAGAGAATAACGCTGACACTCATTAATGACACGCCGCCAATCAGGAGCAAACCTAATAATAAGTTCTGCCAAAACTTTCTTATCATAAGTGATATTCTCCTGATCTAAAATCCAAGTCAGTCGTTTCATAAACTGACCAGACAGTCCAGCCATAGACTTCTTATTTGTATTAAATTCATATACACCACACCGTGAGTGTAGAGGTTCAATAATACGATTCTTGAAGTTACAGGTTAAAATAAATCGGCAGTTGTTTGCAAACTCTTCAATGAAACCACGCAGGGCAGGTTGAAACGACTGTGCGTTTAGATAGTCTGCCTCATCTAGAATAACTACTTTGTAACCACCTGTAAATGATACAGTAGATGCAAACTGTTTGATTTTATTTCGTAGTGTGTCAATGTTACCTTCTTCAGAACCGTTGATAAGAATCCAGTCAAGGTTCAGTTCATTGCACAATGCTTTTGCTACTGTAGTCTTACCAAGACCAGCAGTACCTGTGAATAGCATGTTAGGGATTTCACCTGTTTCTACAATCTGATTAAATGTATCTTTCAGTGATTGTGGTAGAATGCAGGAGTCAATAGTTTGTGGTCGGTATTTCTCGACCAAAAGAAAATCAGTCATCAATATTCCTTACTAGAGTTAGGAAACCATTATATAGAAAAGAAAGGGGGCAGTCAAGCCCCCTATTATATTAACTGCTTTTTTTATCAGCAGTTAGACCTTTGACATATGTAAAAGAGCATCCTTGAAGGAAGTAAGAAGTATGTTCAAGAATTTCTTCCAAGTCTTCATCATTCACACGAAAAGTAGAAGATACATCATTCACACAATCATGATTATTATACCGACGCATGGTCAAAGTGTATTCAGTGTAAACACCATCATCTTCATCATCATAACGACCCATTATACTATTCCTCTTCTTCTGCCAGCTCTTGCTGACGCTCTTCAACCTTCTGCACCAACTGCACACATTGGTCACGCAGACCACCTACTGTGGACAGTTCTTCTCCCTTGAATGCACCACGCTGCACAATTGCATCGATGATAGCAATACTAGAACGGGAGACTTTCTGTGCCAAATCCAGAAACTCGTTTTCGTTTTCCATTAAAAATACCTCTTAATTTTTTTCCAAAGCAATCCAGTATTGGAGTTGCCGACTAACGTTAGTAAACTTACTGATAAGTTTGGAAGAAACTTCAACGGAATAATCTCCGGGCAGAAGTTTCAGATTATCAATGTTGATACTTAGCTGCGCATTAGGATGGATATTACCATGCCATGCACCATCAACTTCAATGGTATACACATTAGAAGTCATGTTCTTAGGATCAACGATTGATAGGGTGACTGTGCCATCTTCTGTGCTTCCAATAATCACGCTCTTATGACCAAGAGCAGATGAAGCCTTGCGAAGTTGACTCAGAATATCTTGCGTGAGATTGAATGTAACTTCTGGACTTGGCATTTCCAAGTCTTTCTCAGGTGGATTAGTTAACATTTCAATATCAGAATAAAAATAGTTAATAGAAGACTGACCATTAGCAATCACCATATGCTTGTCTTGATAAGATACATTACCGTCTTCAATCAGATTGAATGCGCTCATAAACTCATTCACATCATAGATACCAAAGTCCTGTGGAAAGTCTTCATCAAGAGTTGCCTTAGCAAGAACATTCTTAGCATCTGCTACAGTGCGAAGAACATTGCCTTGACGAAACACAAGGTTCTGGTTAATTGTTCCGAAGTTTTTAATAACTTCCATAGTATTATTCAACATCAAAGTTTTCCTCATCTAGATCATGAACATGTAGAGCCATAATAGCATAGTGTGCAATCTTCATCAAGTCATCACGATTGCGACCATTCTTTTTACCGTAACGTTGTGCATACTTCATTACGTTTCCGAGACAGAACCCCATCCCGTGACCAGAATCAATAATGAACTCAGTAGCCTGAAACTTCTGTTTAGAATAATGCCCTTTGTAGGTTGACAATATATATTCATTAAGTTCATCTAGGATAGCGTCTTCACTGTATTTCATAACAAACCTTTATAATCTCAAAGTTAGAATTGTATTCTATATCATTACCAACATAATGTCAAGAACTTTCTTAACGCATTTTGGAAAAGTTTTTATCCTTGTAGAATTCCATCTTGGATTTAAAACGACCATCCAGAATCTCACCTTTATGTGAAATAACAAATACATTTGTATCAGCACCCAAGGTATGAATAATCTTAAACAAGTTTTCTACACCATCGTTATCTAGGCTGGAGTCAAATGTCTCATCTAGAATAAGTAGATTGGTTGCTACAGAGTTTTTCATCTTAGCAATCTGTCTCCATGTAAACAGCAGTGCAAGGTCAATGCGTTGCTTCTCACCTTCACTGAAAGAGTCATAAGAAAAACTATCACGGTGCCGTGAACGAATAGTCTCACCAAAACTTTCATTCAATTCAAAATGAACAAAGAAGTCCAGTGTCTGTAGATACTGATTAACCAGTTTATTCATCACAGGCAGATATTGCCGAATAATCTTGGTCTTGATACCAGTATCTTTCAGCATATCAGCAATCACACTGCTGTAGTCGTATTCTTCAGACAGTTCTAGTTTATGTGTAAGTAGACCATCCTTCTCATCAATAAAGTCTTCAAGGTCTTTGTTAGCCTGAACAATATTATCTTTACTATCAGATGTATCAGTAATCTCTTGCTCTAACTTTTGAATAAGTTTGCGAGACATACTAATCTTAGTATTATTGTCACGCATAGCAGCATGTAATTCCATAGACTGCTTACTCTGCTCTTGAAGTTCATCTACCAATGCTTTACCAGCAAACAGTTGCTCTTCTAGCGTCTGAAACGTCTTTTGGATTTTCTTCGCTTGCGCTGAGATACCCTTAGACTTTTGTTCTTTAATAGTCTGGTTAATCTCTTGCGTACAAGTCGGGCAAACGTCATTGTCTTGAAAGAACTTATCCTCTTTAACAAGTCTATTCATCTCCGTTTTAAGTTGCGTCTTTTTGTGTTGGTCAGATTGAAAAGACTGACCTGCTTCTACTAATCGGTCTGAGACCTGATCATACTTTGCTGCAAGAGTTTCTTGTATTTCTTCATTTTCAAGATTGATCTGCTCAATTGTATCTTCCTGCGTCTTGATTTCAATTTGCTTCTCACGGTTCTTTTCCTCGTTTAGATTCTTAATATCACTAATGTATTTGCGTTGAACATCAATCTTATTCTTGACAATATCTACCTGATGTGCAGCATCACGGATTTTATCCTTCAGACTAGCAATATTGTCTTTCAGAACAATATTCATCTTAGAAAAGATATTAATATCCAAGAGGTCTTCAATAACCTCACGTCTATGCGCAGCAGTCAGTTGCATGAAAGGAATAAAAGAGGATGAGCCAAGCACTACAATCTGATGAAACGATTTGTGATTTAGTTTCAGAATGTTTTGCTCTAGTAGTTTCTGAAATTCTTTAGCATGGGAAGATTCATTAATAACCTCACCATTCTTGTAAATTTCAAACACGTTAGGCTTGATACCCCGAATAACTTTATACCTGCTAGGACCGACGGAGAACTCGACCTCGACCACACAATCCTTGCTATTAATAGTATTGATAAGTTGTGGTTTGTTGATGTTTCTGTAAGGCTTTCCGAATAGACCAAATGACAGTGCATCTAGCATAGTAGATTTACCTGCACCATTAGCACCTACGATCAAAGTAGTAGGTGCCTTGTCTAATTCAATCTTTGTAAAATTGTTCCCGGTACTTAAAAAATTCCGATACTGAACAGAATGAAACTTAATGATAAGACTTCTCCTAATCACTCAAACATAATGAAGAGTATTATATATCAAGTTGATTAGGAAGTCAATCATTTTTTTATGCCTTATGATATTTCGAAACGATTTTCTTTAGTGCAGTCTGAATATGATCGTCATGGATTGGGTCACCTTCATTGTCATAGACCCAAGCAAGGTATCCCGTTTGACTACCATCTATATTCCACTTGTCTGACCAATCAGGTGACAGCACCCGAATACCATGATTCCACCGTGGATGTGTATCATCATAACCACGCTGTTGCCATACTTCCTTGAAAACTACCCAAGCATCTAGCATTGCTTCTTTAGGATCGTCTGATATGGAACAACGGAAGTATTCAGTAAGAATAGTGTGAAAGTCTTGCGACAGTTGGTTGAATACATTCTCGGTCATTTTCATAAGTTCATTCCTTTTTTCTCTTACATTATTAATGTAATCATTATTGAGAAAAAAACAACCCCCTAAAGGCATTTCTCTAGGGGGTGTTGCATTTATGTCACTTCTCTTCTTTCGCAATGTAGGAGACGATAATCTCAACCTTATCCCAATACTTGTTTCGGTAATACATCGCTTCATCTGATGCTGCATGACCTGAGTATTCATATTCTGTATGAATCACTTCACCTGCTTTGTTGAAGACTTCAACAAGGTAGTGTGGATAACGAATGTTGGTCATTTTGTTTTCCTTTCAGTGAAGAGGTTATGCTTTATAGTTGCATAGTCTGAAAGGTATGTCAACTACTTTTTTCCAATTATTTTACAATCTACCATGAATACCTGATATGTGTCATTTGGGTCACTATTCTTTTGTAGTCTATCATATTCATCCATTGCCTCATAGTAAGGCAGTCTGGTGGACACCGTTGTAGGAGGCGCCCACCAGTCTTTGTCATCATAATGGATGACAACATACAAATTGGTTAGTTCGGCAGTGATGCTTCAATACCTTCTACATACCAATCCATAGACAGCAGAGTTGGCCAGTCATCCAAATGTTCTGCACCAGCAGCACACTCATCAGGAACAGAACCATCTTGCTTCAACAGACCTTCACATGGGAATGCATGTCGATCACCATTTGCCAATGATGCTTCAAGTACCTGTGCTTGCTGCACAAGACCTGCACCCATTGCGGCTGTGTTGTAACTTTCAAGTGCAACCATGCCGACTTCACCACCTTTACCGTCTTTAGTGAAACCCCACCAAGTATCACCACCAGTCCAAGTGCCGTTCATTACTTCACCTACACGATCAACATAGTAAGTATCCCAATCATCTACAATAGAAACGAGGTGCGCATTAGGACCAAACCGAGACATATTCGAAGCCTGACCAAATGCATAGACGCCATTCTTTTCTGCAATCTGCACAGGTGCAGGTGAGTCAGTATGCTGTACGATAATATCTGCACCTTCATCAATCAATGCTTGTGCGGCTGCTGCTTCTTTTGCAGGGTCAAACCAAGTGTAGAGCCAAATAATTTCTACTTCAATATCTGGATTGTGCTTCTGTGCTTCCAGCATAAATGCGTTAATACCACGCACTACTTCTGGAATAGGGAAAGATGCAATATAACCAATCTTATTAGATTCAGTCATATTAGCAGCAATGAAACCTTGAACTACACGACCTTCATAGAATCGTGCGGAGAAGGTTGCCATGTTATCAGTATCACGGACATAACCAGTAGCATGCTCGAAAGCCACGTCTGGGTAGTTAGCAGCAACTTCATTCGTTGCGTCCATGTAACCAAAAGAGGTAGTGAAAATAATATCGTGTCCAGTTTCTGCCAGTTGTGTAATGGCTTCAACTGCTTCTGGTCCTTCTGGGACCATTTCCAGATAGGTAGTAGACACGTCTGCACCATAGGCTTCTTCTACAGCAAGACGACCAACATCATGTCGGTAAGTCCATCCAAGGTCTCCAATCGGACCTACATAGATGAACCCTACTTTGGTTTCAGCAAATGCAGCAGTTGCAGTTGCAATAGAGAGGGTGAGGGATGCAAAGATTTTCTTTAGCATGGTTTGCAGTTTCCTTGTTTAGTATATTTAAAATAAAAAGAGGGAATTTTTACACTCCCCCTTCAGATGTACCTCTATTGAGGTTGCAAGAATGAGTGGATAAGAACCACAATCACAACAGAGGCGGCGAGTCCAATCATCATCTTAAAGAAGTCTTTACCGACAAGCGGGAAGACTGTCTTGAACTTACGCTTCTGAGTGAATGTAGCAATAGCCAACTCACGTCCTGTTAGGAGACCAATGAACACCCAAGTTGTGGACATTGGAATATCGTTTACTTCTTTGAAAATCCAGAGGATCAGGAAGTAAAACAAATCAATAATAGTAGCGGAACGAACATAACGTGTATTATGCTTACTAATAACAACGTTCTGAATTCGTCCGCCGTTCTCTCTAAACATCCAATATAGACCAGCTACAAAGATGATAGAGATTGCGAACATCATTTCAATAGGGACTACCCGTGGTAGGAACACAGCAATATTTGCCATATCATGACTGAGCCATGTATACCAGAGGAATCCTGTAGTTACCCACTGAGCAACCACCCAATATTTTCGATGATTATCTTTTACAGGTTCTGATTCGTCTAACAGTTTACTAATGATAAACCAGATACCGTATGCGGATACAGCAGCAATGGCATATCCCATAATAGACTTAACCAGCATTTTCTCCAAGATGAACGTTGAAGCAAATGCAGACAGTACAAGGAATGAAGTAGATACAGGAACACCGAACCTAGTCAGTACAAGAAGTACTGCCGGAGCGAGTGCATGATACCATTGAATTTCCTGAAAAGGAATTTTGTTGAGTCGACCGTAGGAGATATCCCCCCCATTGCTGTACCAGCCGAACCAGATAGTAAAGAGTAGGACTGCTGACGCTGCACCCCACATAATTAATCGGTTTGTTTTTTGATTTGAAGCGATCCATGTTCCTAGCGTCTGAACAGAATCGTTGGCGATTACTGAGTAGGATGCAAGTAGAAAACCTACGACCATCCAGATTGAAATATAGTCCATATTATTTTTCCTTTTTAGTAGGTTATTATACCTACAGGTGAAGGGGTTAGAGTGGAGCGGGTAAGGAGAATCGAACTCCTATCATAAGCTTGGAAGGCTTCTATAATACCATTATACTATACCCGCATAGTTTTATTTGATAATATTAGCAATCATATCTTCAAATTGTTCAACTTTTGCTGTGCGATTAGGCCAATAGATATAATCCTTTTCAGGGTTAAGTTTGAGGTTAGAGAGAAGTGGGAGGATGGCATTGTAGAGTTTGTTTAGTTTGTCTTCATAAGACGTTGCTGTAGCAGCAGCTTCTTCTGCGCTTGCAGCAGTCTTTTGAACAACTTCTAATTCTTCTTCTGAAACTGCGGTAAAACCAAAGTCAAAAATATCTTCTGTCATTATAGCACCTTTTTATTCACAAAAAAGTTTATAGTAAATCTTTTATTATATTCCGAATCATTTTCGAAAGTGTGTAAAATGTTTTTTGTATGAAAACAACATTTATTCATTTCCCAAGGGATAATATGTTCATGGTCCATTTCAAAAAATATTGTACCTTTTGCCTCTTTTGGATAGACATAAATCGTGCCATTTAAATCTTCATCATGTTTATGTGGACGGTGAGATTTAAGAGTATCTGTGTATTGGAATTCAATTTTAGTTTCCCCTATATCAAAATTTTTACCAACCATAGATTTTCCAGCTTGTTCTATCTTGTCAGAATAATTTTCTAAAACCTTTTTTAAACAAAAATATATTTGTTCTTGAATATCTTTTTCAAATTCAGGGTGAAACTCTTGCTCTAGAACATTATCACTTTCTTTAGTTACTGTGTAAAATCTTGTGATATTTCCACGTTTACCATCACTAGTGTAATACCAGTTGTTTTTTAAACACGGAAGAGTTGAAGATGAATCGATTATATATGCAATTTTAAAAAATTCTGAAAAAATATCATTATCTAAAAAATTTTTTATTTCCATCATAGTACCTTTAGTATCTTGCGGCCTTTATGATCAAATTGAAAATCACCATAGTATCCAATTTCTTCCTGATAAAGAGAAGGTTTCCTAATTGCTTTGAGACTTGCTAAAAGAGTTTTCTTTTTAATACGAGCAGTAACTCTATCTGCTGCATTAAGTGTTACCTGACCATAGATAATGTCTGCTCTTTCAACTACCTCAATAAATCCTTTAAGAGAATATCTCTTCATACTAATTCCAATGTCTGCGCTTGATTGTAGAGATTTCGCATATCAGTTTTCAATCTATCTTTACTTAGATCAGTTCTAATAGCATCTACATAACTATCTAGCAGTGTTGTGGTGTCTTCTAAAGAAATCTTAGCATCATCAACATCAGACAAAACATCATCAAAGTTCTCAGCAATCTTCAGTTCATGAATGTCTTGCTCTTGAATCATATCAATAAAGTCTTCAAACATCTTAGGATTAGTTTTCTTTACCACAACTACTTTTACAAACTTATCTTTCAAATTCTGAACACTATTATACTCGTATTTTTCATCATTGTAAACAATTTTTTTGAAGAGAGTATGTGGGTTGTGAATTGCTGATAGCTCACGGGTTTCTGTATCTAAAACATGAAAATGCTTCTTATCACCAGCATCAGACCAGAAGAATTCTAGTTGAGTGCCAAGATAATGAATATTATCAATATTAGATTTTGTATGGTAGTGACCAGAAAAAACCATATCAAACCTTTTAAATGGGGAAGGGTCCATCCCGTGTTCATTTTTAAGGCCACGCATCATATCAAACCCACTTAGTTCAAGGTGACCACCTAAAATATCCGCCTTACAGTTACGGACAAAATCCATAGTTTCTTCATAGTTACTTTTATTTATCCAAGGCACCAAGGCAAACTTGAGGTTATCATATGTCAATACTTTGGCTTTTTCAATGATTGCAACTTCATTGATAAAGAACCCGAGTAGCTCCTTGAGAGAGTTTGGATTATTGGTATCTTTATAATAAGTATCATGATTACCGGGAATAATATCCATTCTAATTCCCAATTCTCGCATAGGCTCAAGAAAGTGCTTTCTATTGTGGTGTAAAGCTTTGATATTGATTGCTTTACGGTTGTCATAGTAGTCTCCTAAATGAACAATCTGCTTGATATTATGCTCTTTCACATAAGGAAAGAACACTTCATCATAAAATTTAGCAGCATTATCAAGAAAGATATCACCAGAGTTACGAATGCCGCAATGGGTATCGTTCAGTAGAGCAATTTTCATATTATAGGAATTCCGTTATATCAGAGTCGTTAGTTTTGCGAATACGTTTTTTAGGTAAACTATCCTCTAGCATAGCAATATATTCGTCATCTGTCAACTCTTTATTTTCATTCATCTTCATTTTTGCAGATTCAATAGCAGCATGAGTGATATGGCGTGAGGTTTCATCTTGATTAGATGATCCTTCAATCAAGTCAGCCGCAAAGGAATTTTCAAAGTAAATATCTTTAATTTCTTGCTGTTTCTTTTCTTTGGCAATACGACGCAAGAAAGCATAGTAGGAGATTTGTGTAAAATATGCAAAAGCATTAGGATTACCTGTGCGGGTAGCAGCCTCAATATTATAGTTACGAATTGCTTTTAGACAATTCTCTACAGCATCCATTACCATTTCGTCTCTATATGAATAGGAAATGAAGTTAGGTCTGTGTGATAACCCTTCAGCAATTTGTTGAAACCCAAGAGCAACATAGTTAGGTACAACAGGAACTTCAATACCTTTCTTTTTACATTCATTACATTCTTCTACATATGTAAAGACTGCCTGTGAAAATTCTTTATTGTTAATGTAATTGCTGTCTTTACGTTTCATACATAATACCTTAAATGGTTTAATAATCTAAACATTATACTAAAAATATATTCATCTGTCAAGTTATTTTTTTGCTTGACAAATTATAAAAATTGGTATATAATCCTATTGGTTTTGGGGCCCGGGGGAATATACATTAATGTAGAGTCGGTGTATCTTCATCAGCCTCAATATTTATCTGAGCATATTCTTCTTTAGATTCTTCTTCTTTTTCTTCTAACATACTTTCAATTAATTGTTTCCTGTATTCAGCATAGTTTTCTGATACAATATCTTCAGGTGTAGAAACAGAAACAATAGAAGCACCTGCCAAGGTCATTACCTTAGAGTAGTCAGCACCAAACATCCATTTGGTTAGAAACAAAGATTGCTTAACAGAATTGTATCTAATCTCTAAAGGAACTTCTATTACAAAGAAAGTATCATCTGTTCTAATGACAGTTGTAACAATCTCTTCTCCGGTAATCAGTTTGAATACCCGTGGACGATCATCCTCAAATTCTTCACCATAATCATCAAGTTCCGACATAACCATTATCCTTCAGTAACTGATCGTAGTATCTTTTTATCATTATATCTCTTTGACTCTCATCTATATAGCCTCTTGCTAAGAGAAAGTTTATATGATCAGTTGCTTTTTTCTCTAAGTTCTTTTTTGTTTACAGTTTTCATAATGCCACCTCATCATAATGTTTTTCCCACCAGTTTTTTGACAATAAGGGCAAGTTACGATTTCTTGTTTGAATCCCTTTTGAGCAGCACTCATTTTTCTTTTATGTTCTTCAGAAAGCTTTCTACCACTAAGAGCATCACTCACTTTTCTTTTATGCTCTTCTGAAAGCTTTCTACCACTAAGAGCATCACTCACTTTTCTTTTATGCTCTTCAGAAAGCTTTTTACCCTTGCGTAACTCACTCATTTTTCTTTTATGTTCTTCAGAAAGCTTTCTACCACTAAGAGCATCACTCACTTTTCTTTTATGCTCTTCAGAAAGCTTTTTGCCCTTATGTGCTTCACTCATCTTTTTTATGGACTCAGGTGAGTGTTTGTATCCGTGTATACCGTCACCACCATCCGTGCGATTGTGTAGGGTGCCAGTTTCTAAATCTTTACGACCATACCATTCTATATATCTTCTCTCTAATGCGAAAGCACCTAACTCAGTCAAGTTTGATTCCATTATAACAATACGATTTTCATCTTTTGGTCGCCTGAAAGCTCTACCAGTATTAGAGAATGCTCGATTGTCTTTACCCTTACCAATATAGTAAGGTGTGCCGTCTTTGCGCAAATATGCGTATATATAAAACATATTATACATATCTACATTTTGATTTCGTGTATTTCAAAAGAGAAATCTTCTTTCTTATATATCCTCATTCTTTCCAGACCATGTAAGAGTGTGTAGTTCTTTTTCTGTCTATAATGCATATCATCCATCAAATCATAAAGCACTGTAGGTCTACCATCTTCAGACTTTCTAAGTCCACGACCGATAGACTGTAATACTTTTACTTGTGATTTAGATGGAGATGCAAAAATAATATTATGAAGATTGCGAATATTTACACCCGTGGAGAACGTACCAAGGCTAGCCACAATGATAGCATTTTTCTGTTGTTCAACAATGCCCCGTATTTCTTCTCTGACTTCAGCATCAACTTCACCTGATACGAAGAAAACCTTACGCCGTTCATGTGCTTTATCCTTGATTAAGTCATAGATAACTTTACCATGCTTTTCTACATACTGAAATAGAACAAGAGTATTGCCTTCCTGATCTAATGCTAGATTTTGAATGAGTCTATTACGTTTGATATTACTAACAAGGTAGTCAATTTCATAATGGTAATCTTTAGTATTTATAATATCACGGCAAACTTCAGGAGGATACTTCAGAGCAAGGATATTAATCTTTAGTTCTGCAAGTGTATCATTATCCATCAGTTTCTTGGTTGTGGTAACTTTACGAACACGACCAAATAGACCTTCTAGCACAAGTTTGTGACATTGCGTCCCATCTAACGTTCCTGTCAATCCAATACGAAACTCTGCTTCTCTAGATTTGTTCATAATACCAGATAATGATTTTGCTTTGAAGTTATGCACTTCATCACCAAAGATACAACCAAACTGTTCAAACCAACCACTAGGTAGTTTATAGATTGACTGCCATGTAGAAATGAATACACGTTGTTTAATATCGTGCTTAGGCATACCAGAATAGATTCTGTGACAGACTTCACCTGCTTCAAGCCCATAGTTTTCAAAGTCAGAGAACATCTGCTGAACAAGACCAGTAGTGGGAACAACAATAAGCAACCGTTTGTTATAATGTTCTAGATACCACATCATCAAAACATAGATAATTAGTGACTTGCCAGAACCTGTAGGTGACAGTAGAATAGCACGTCTGGACTGTAGTGCCTGACAGATAGCATCAAACTGATAGTCCCTCACTTCAAAAGGTAAGTTCAGTTTCTGAATAAAATCATAAACATCTTTGGGTCTAACTGCTAGTTTTCCATCAGGTGTACCATACTGATTATCATACTCCACACCAAGTGTATAGTTTCTTGGTTTAATAAAATCAGACAGATACTCCCATAGACCTACAGGCAGTTCATTATTACGAACATTAAACAAACGTGTTTTACCATCCCATCTACCGTTCTTGTAGGATGGCATGTATTTGTATCCCGGTGTTTCAAACGAGAAGAAATCATTCAATTCATTTGCTACATGAGGTTCACACTGAATTTCTAATGCGGAATAGTTTTTCTGTCTAACTACTAAATCTGTCATTATTCAGGCTTAGATGGCATTTGAAATAATGCTTTGATATGTCTCTTGTAGATTTTATTGCGAGCAAACACAACCCAACAAATGACATTATCATCAGGATAATTCTCTTCAATATATTCTCTGAAACTAGTGCCTGTTGTATATACATCATCAACAATCAAAACAGGGTCATCAGGATTGCCTGTAGCAGATTCATTTAGAATATCACCTAGACGTTTACCACCACGGGGAATACCTACTGCTTCACGAAATGGGCGCTTCTCATATTCTAGAATAATCTTAGCAAGACAACGCCAGTCACTCATATAGAGTGCATCCATTTCGATCTTCCATCCTAGTTGTAGACCAGCATGAGAAGTAAATTCTTCATTCACAAATAATGTCATATCAGCCTCCCGACTCAAACTTCCGCCAATCAATCATATTTTTGATAGTGGAGTGTCGCCATTTCAAGTTATTAATTATTTCTTCAAGAGTTTCCAACATAGTTTTATAATAGGTAATCTTGACTTCAGACTTTTGAATGTCTGTGTCTGAGTCATAGAAGTGATTCATATCACCCTTCATTACCTTTAGACCGTTGAACGGATCAAATTCCCAGCCAAACTCTCTAATGGTATCTTCATCCATTTTACCATTATAGTATGCCCATTTATTCTTGAGCAGGGTTTTCTGCGCAAGTTCTGCTTCTTGTAATCTGAGTTTTGTGAGAGAACGTATCTCTAGATACTTTGCATGTAGAGAAGGTGTCTTTCTGGAAGATTCATCTAATTTAAATTCTTCAATCTCACAATCTTCTTTCCACATCTCTAAGATGCTTTCTAAATCAAGTTTCATTATATAATCCTGTGTGTGTAGTTATAATCTACTTATTATAGCACACTACCCTTTAAATTCAAAGCCTGTAAATGTAAAGGAAACATCAAATGTTAAATATTCTACACTGGTTGCAATAGAGGTAAGTTGTAGACCACTTAAAGATGTTGGACTACATCCTTTGTAAATTACTCTTTTTGTTTGATTATTGTGACTAGAAAGAATAGAAACAGAAATATCTGCTTGGGTAGGAACCCTGTCTGAATTCCTAGAAGACCTTGCACCCGGACCAGCAAAGTTCTCATTGACCATACTCTCAAACCAATTGTACAGTTCAAGGTAAGAAGTCATGTCTTCATCTAAAAGAAACTGAATACTTAATTCAGAATATTCAACAGTATCACCCGGTAAACTCACATTACCGATACGAGGGTATGGAACACTAGGAGCAGTCATTGAAACGTCAGGGTGGTTTACACTCTGTGCAAAGAATTCTAAGTTAGGATAATTTTCTCTATCAATAACTACTCGAAAACCAGTAGGTTGCAAGTAATTTTTATTTGCTGTTAATACTTCTACCATTTAAATCTCCAACAAAAAAGGGGGAGCAGTTGCTCCCCCAGTATTTATATTGACATTTATAGTTGTTATTATGCCAGAATATTATCAACCCTAAAGATTCTGTAGTACTGGTTAGACTTAGCAGCAGCCAGACCGTTTGCAGGTGTAGCACCAACGAATGGGTTGGATACCATGCCGTAACGAGTCTTGAAACCAATCTTTGGCTGGAAGGTGTTCTCACCAATCGCACGAACCATTGTTAATGGAACGTATGGGCAGTAGAATACACCAGCGTCGTATGCATTGGAACCCTTGTAACCAGTGGTAATGTAGTCATTGGTTGCATATGGGTCAATGTACACTCTGTGCTTACCGTTAAGTACACCAGCAAAAGTGTTGCCTGTGTCATCAACATTCATGTTGCTAGAAAGTGCAGGGGTGTAGTCAAGGTAACCAGCAGCAGCAAATGCGGATGCTACATCAGAGGAACACAGAACAAAGTTACCACGTCCACGTCTGGTGTCTTTAGCAATCTGGTTTGCTTCACGCTCAAGCTGGAAGATCAGACCCTTGAACTTTTCAACGGACCAACGACCATCAGCATCTACCTGAAGGTCAAAGATACCCTTAGAAGAAGTGGAACCAGTTACTGTCTGGCAACCTGTCTTAGCTTGGGAGTTAATGGTACGGATAACTTCACGGTTAATTTCCGCAAGGATTTCAGCAGACAGAATGTTTGCGAGTTCTGTCTCAGCATCCAGACCATGAATTGCTTTCAGGTCTTGTGCCAGTTCCATTGTGTACTCAGCTTTGAGTGCACGGGACTTAGCAGTTACTGTGGACTTGTCGATGGTGAAACCCATCTCTGCAAAAGCAGCACCAGTAGAACCGAGTGCTTCAGCATCAGCAGTGGAGATACCTTCACCGTAAATGTCTGTAGAACGGTTGTTATCAATGTCGGAGTCACCAGCAAACGCAGAGTCACCAAGACCGGATGGGTCAGTGCCTTGCGAGAATGCGGAGTCACCAGAGAAGCCAGTCTGAGCTTCAGAGAACAGAGCCTCATCAGAATCAGTAACAGCACCCTTAGTGGTCTTGTACTTGGACTTCATCGCAAAGATGAGACCAGTAGGACCAGTCATTGGCTGTACACCACACAGATCATATGCGATCAGGTTAGGCATAGCACGACGAACCAGAGAAATCAATACTGGATCAAAGTTGTCAACCTTAGAGGTATCAGTGCCGTACTCGTTAAGCTGACCAAAAGAGGACTGAGCAGCTTCTTCACGCATAGCACGTTCTTGGTTTTCCAGAATCGCAGCAGTTACTTGCTTACGGTAATGGTCGGAAATAGGTCCAGCAGTTTCTTCATTCAGTACTGGAGCCCACTTTTTTACGAGATTGTCGTAAGATACAGGAGCTTGCATTTCTATACACCTTCCTTAATTATTGTTTTACAGTTCTTTTGATTGCAGAGACGTAACGAGCCATAGAATCGGAAACTTCTTCCTCTTCTACTTCCTCTACTACTTCCTCACCTACAACCGATGGGGTTTTCTTTGTGAAGTAAGATTCTTTGATGGTAGATACCTTCTGAGCGAAAGTTTCTTCATCTTCAAAATCTACATCTTCAGCTAAGGCTTTCAACTTCTCTACCTGTGTTTCAGCAAGATCACGGGAATGTTCACGGATGATAGCATCACGCTTCAGTGCTTCCAGTTCACCATACATGTAGATAGAGGTTTCTGTGGATTCATTGAGTTTTTCTTCAAGGTCGTTAACTTGAGTTTGCAGTTCATCTACCAGATCAACTTTAGACTCAGGAACGTCAACATAAGATTCTGTGAAGAGGTTCTTCAGACCTACCATAAAGTCTTCTGCCAGTTCTGCACGCAGACCAGACTCGATAGCCAGTTTGTTTTCTTCCATGAACTTTTCTACAACGTAGCTCAGGTATCCATCAATTTGCTCTACCATTTCTTCACGGGTAGTCTTCAGTTCTTCATCAAATTCTTCTTGAAGTTCAGATTCAATGCGAGATACTTCTTCAGAAACCTTGGACTTAACCGCAGCTTCCATAATTACTGCTGCCTTATCCTTGAAGGATTCGGAAAGAGTAGCTTCGGATTCTACCAGAGCATTCATATCAGCAGTTACATCAACAGATACTGCTGCTGCTTTTTCATGAATGTCATCTGCATCAAAATCTTCTGCTTCAGCATCTTCATGTACTTTCATTTTCATTTGTGCCATGATTTTACCGTAGCCAGCCTGAAGGTCTGACTTCTTCATCTTGGACATTTCACTGTACATAGCATTGATCATACCAGCTTTTGTGGAAGGCATTTTTTCTGCTGGTTGTGCTTTAACAGCTTCACCACCGGGAACTTTTGCCTTGCTCTTAACAGCACGGGCTGCCTTATTGACAGAACCAATTGCTGCTTCAGGGCTTTCCACACCATTCTTTGCTTCGGAAACTTCATCAGCTTCCTCAGACACTTCTACTGCCTCATCAGATTCTTGAGTTTCTTCCTCAATAACCTCTTCAACAGATTGAATGTCTTCGTACATTTCTTGGTCGGACATGTTTATCTCCTATTAAAGATTAATCTTAGAGAGGAAATTCTTAAACTCCCGAATCTCAACCGCAGAGCGGTCAGACCTAGAAGCATTCTTAATTTCAGTCTCAATTCTTTCAAGTTCTTGGGCTTCCAAGACACCGTTATTCCAAATCCACTCTACACCTTCCATAATACCATTAACGAAAGCTGATGGTGCAGATGGGTCTTGTACGATATCTACAGTGTTAAGAACAAAGTCACTACCGACCATGTTCACTCCACCTTTTTGCTCAAGAGTTCCCATACCACGAGTCGAAACACCCAGCTTAACCCCACCATCTAAGAGACCTTTCACAATCTGACCATTAGGTGTGTCAAGGATAAGTGCCTTTCCCATCACATCATTACCGTTCCACTTTAGTTCAGTAATTCGATGGGAAACTTTATCTAAGTTAATGATTGGTCCCGCAGGGTGGTTCAGTTCACCCACTGCACGTTGTGTGCGCACCTGCTCCTTATCATACTTAGAAACTGCTGATTCCAAAATTGCTTTTGGATAAATTCTTCCATTGCGGTTCTTTTGTTCTGCTTGGGCAAAGATACCTTCAATGACATAGCTCTTGCTGCCATCCTCTTTGGATTCAACAATGTATTCTACTTCTTCTGTATGTTCAGTAATCAGTTTCATTTGAAGTATCCACCTGTACCTGCTCTTTTACCGCCAATATTTTTAGTAGACATTCCACCAGAACCTTTAGACTTATTCATCATTTGAATAAAGTTGCGGGCAGACTTCATAGCATCCCGCTCATTGTCCTCTGTGTCTACAGTCTGATTATCAAACATAATATTAAATTTATTATCTTTTTTAGTAATCATGACTTCACCATCTTTGGACTGCAAGACCTTAACCATCTTGTGTCCTTTTGGAATGATGTTGAGACTAAACTCTTTAAACGTCTTCATCTGCCACTTCTTCTGATTCAGTTTCTGGTTCTACATCATCAGAAACATTATTAAAAACCTTGGAAGCAACCTTGATCTTCTCATCATCTAGACGAGTCGCAAGTTTATCATTAAGCAACTCAGAGAATTGCTTTTCTGCTTCAACAAAGTTCTTAGTAGTAACATTATTCAAAAAATCAACGATTTCAGTCATTTGTTTGCCTCAAAATAAATTTCGTAGTAATATTTATAATAATT